CACAGGTTGTGTTTCTGTTGTTGTACTCATAATTATATTGGTTTTAATATATTAATACTTCTTATACATATAATATAAGAAATGTTGTTTAGATAATCAACAAGTTAAACTTAAAATATTTTAATAAAAATAAACTTTTAAGCAATATATAGCTAACACTTACTTTTTATCCTTATTATTTTTAATATCATACTTGTTTTTATTTTCTCTTGCAATTTGAAGCTTGGTATCAGCTATCTGTTTAGAGGCTGCAATCTTTTCCCTTTCAACAGCAAGTTTGTTATTTTCTTGAGAAAATTTAGTTGCACTTTCCTGGCGTTTAAAATTCATTTGCTCTCTATACTGAGTAGATTCTCTTATGTTCTTCATAGCATCTTGATAATCAGATTCTTGATTCTGATTAATATCAGATTGAGATCCAAATCCAGCAGCTCTTATTTCAGCTAACAGTACATCATTTCTCCTATCTTTTTCATTTTCAGACATTTCAACTTGTAATTTTTGCTGCTCTTCTTGCGCTTTAGATTGAAGTTGCTGTTCTTGCATCTGACGTTGCTGTTGCATTTCTTGTTGTCTTTGATTTTGTATTCTAGTTTCAGAGTCTTTAAGTATGTCAGATACTTCTGCAATTGAAGTAGCTTTAACTATATTACCTAGCTCGTATATACTTGCGCCAGTAGTATTATTAGTTAATGCCATTTGCTTTAGATTTTCTAATATTGCTCTATGATTAGTTTTAGTAGTAGCAAATACATTAAAATCTCTAAGTAATAAATCTGTACCGTTAATAGTAAAATTAACTTTTTCAGCTTCTGTAGATATATACTGCAATCTAATACTTGGATTAGTACTATAGTAATACTGAGCTAAATCAGTTCTCATCTGATGCACACGTGGCATCAAATGATCAGAATGCTGTACAAAATACATCTCTGTCTGTGCATATGATTGCTGCATTGCTTGTACTACACCCGTAGCCGTTTGTGCTGATACAGCCCCTCCAAGACGTTGTGGGTTTATACCTATTGCATCAAAACACTGTTGTTTAAAATAATTAGCAAGTTGAATCCTAGACATTAATCTATTAGTCTGCTCCATATTAAGAGTCTGGTAATGATTAAAGTTAGTTGCATTTTCAGTATTGGTTATAGATGTATCAAGCGGTAGCATTTGAAAATCTTTCATTGCTACAAATGCTTTAGCATAGTTATTTTTACCCCAATCTTCACCCATTGAGTGACGTGGTAATGCATTCTGATCAAACATTATTACAGTACCTAGTTCATCTATTAAGATATCTGCAATTTGATTATTGACCATGTTATATCCAACCTGATAAGCCTTCATTAAATCAACTAAAGATGTAGATCTAGTATTTCTATCTGAAAAAACTCTACCCTCTACAGGTAATTTACAACCATATAAAGAATTATCACCTTTAAACTGAAAGGGAAGTCTTCCAGGTTTAGTCCTGTTAATACCTAAATAAATAGGATTAATATTATCACCCATTGTAGACCTCCACATTGCAGGTAAATTTGGACCAATCTTTACACCTCCCCATACTTCATTAATCCATATCCAATCTATGTGCTCACCTTGTAATAAGTTTTCTTTACTTTTTTGTTTAAATATAGATGTATCATATATAGCCTTTTTAGTCTTCTTAAATGTTTCATCTATAATTTCCTGTGTTACCTCGCCATCTTCTTCAATTTTAGTTAAGTGACCAACCTTCCTTTGAGTCTTCCAGTATATAGTAGCTATTCTCATTAGATCTCCTTCACCCCACATAGATACATCTTCATTCTCATCTAATATTTGACTAAGAATATCACCACCTCCTGCTGGATCGTTCCAGTAGTTACTAGTAAACTGTCTATATGCTAAACCTGGGCTATTAGTATTCCACTCATGAGATCTAGTTGCGTCATAGTAAGCACCATCATTTTGGTAACCATTTACTTGATATTGAGCTGATTTAGCTGGATAAATTTTTTGTAATGACTCTAGTTGACTAGTATCCATTAAGTATCCATACTTATCTACAACGTCTGATACAGTCATTAAATCAACTTTACCTACATAGCTTGAGTCAGCTATATACCTTTGATCAGGAGACTTCTGGTAGAAAGTTAATAAAGGATTCCAAAGCTCTACATCATAATCATCTTCTAGCATTCTAAAATGCCAAAATTCTCTATCTGCTATAAGCATATCTCTAAACCCTCTTTCTTCAAGCTCTTGCATTTTAAATCTTTCTTCATCTACTGCAAGTTGATGAGATGCCCATTCTTCTACCATGCTTCTATAAGACTTACTAAAAAAATCTTCTATCTCAGGTAATGACTTTAATCCTTCTGGTGATAATTTTTGCTGAGCTTCTTCAGATCCAGGATCCATACCCATGTCAATCATCTTGCGTATTAGATTTGCTTCTGCATCAGCCAGTAATGATTCTTCAATCTCAACTTTTTTAGCATCAAGCATTTCATTATAAGATGCATCATCTATTGCTCTAAACTGTACTCTAGAGTATCTTTTAGCAAACTCACCTGTTAATACATTAATTACATTTGGAACAATAGGATAAAACTTTAACTCTAATGCAGAATCATTCTCTGTAGTTAAAACATCCATTAAGTCTTTATAGTCATTATCTGGCTCAACTATATAATCTGTTTTGTCAATGATTCCTTTTGCTAATTTGTAATTTTTTAGCAAACGTCTTGAATTAAGCTTTAAGAATTCTATACCTTGTAATTCTAACCAATCTAGATTCCAAGCAGCCCAATCATCAGTTTTCTCTTTATAAGGTAAAAACTGAACTGGTTGTGTTAAACTAGAAAAGGTAGGTCCACCATCAGATTTAGCCCCACCCTTTAATTGCATTGCATTTAATACTCTCATACCAATTTAGTCTATTTTATATTTTTAAATCCAGATCTTCTTTTTTTAGAACTACCAAAAGCCTTATTACGACCTATATTTCTAAAAGGACCACTATACTTTAATTTACTGAATTTTTCTGAATTAACCAAAGAATTGTCTTCTGATTCACGTCTCTTAGTATAACCTCTATTTGATTGTTGAATTCTAACAAATGCAACTAATGCGCCAAATGCTACTAATCTATCCACGTTTAAACCTGGATAATAAGCTAGCATTTCTTTTAATAGCATAGGGTCTGGTATTCTTTCTATACCTAATGTGTTAGTCATAACGTTTCCATTCTCATCAAGATCTTCATCTATTACCTCTCTTAAAAACTCTATAGCATATGATATAAGATGACTTTTAAATAAAGTACCTGTATTCTTCCATCCATACTCTTGGTATACTGTTTTATTTGAACCTAGATCTTTTAAAAAAAGTATCTGCTGTTTAGGAACAAGATATCGTTGCTTTCTTTTTGCAATCATGTGTTGTATAAATAAGGATATGTTATTCTCAACAATTGTCCATGCATTATACCATTCAATGATCATCTCTAATCTTTCATGTGTTTTATTTATATCATCAAAACGTCCACACCATGCAGCAACAATCTTATCCTTTTCTATAAATTGCTCTACCTCACCAGAAACTGTAGTTCTAGTTACTTCCACTGCATTTTTATATATAAAAATACTACACAAAGAATCTGAAGTAGTTGTCTTACCTTCTGACACTGGATCAATAGAGCCATAATACATTCCAAAGGAAGGTTTCTTTACTGGTCTTTCCCAAACCACTATAGAGCCAGTTTTGTCTATTTCTTTTTTATTAACTGGAAATGTAGATATAGGTATTTTTCTTGTTCGTTTAGCTTTTATACCTGTGTTATCTCTGTCTAATTCAATTAGCTCATAAGGATATTCTTTTTCTTCAATCCTTTTAAGTTGCTTACTTAATATACCTTGCGGAAATATAGACTCTTTTCTATATGCAAATGCCTCTGAAATATTTAAAGGTTTTTGTGATATCCTAAGTTGGAATTGCTCACCACTTAATTCATTTTTCCATTTAGACCTTTCTATTTTTATTGCTTCTATTGCTTCTTCTACAAGTGAATTACCAAACTTATCAATATAAGGAGGCATAGACCATTGCTCAGGAATAAATAATCCAGCCATACCAATGGTACCATCAGCATCCATTAAGTTAGTTTCTACGGAATATATGTCATTTGCATTAGGATTTAGTATCATTTCTTTTAAAGGTCCGCATTGCTCAAGGTCACCAACTGATCCTGCTGCAATAAATTGACCGGTAGTCATCATACCTGAAGACATTGCAGGACGTAAATACTCATACGTCTGCATCATGTTTTTTGCAATTCCTGCTTCTTCATGAAAGAAATATGTACATGGACCACCTACCCCTGTAGTAGCATTCTTTTCAAACGATGCTCCTTGTATTTTTGATTTGAGACCTCTTGACGTCTTTCTATTATTTATCTTAACTTCAATTTGCTGTTGCCACAATAACACTTTTTCTGGATTACTAGGCCTATACCAAGCAGTATGTTCATTTAAAAAAGTTTTATACTCTTCTAAAAATTTCCATGAACCTTTGTCATTAATATAATCTTTTAATGATGCACCAATTTTACAAATTGAACCTTCTTCAAACCAGTATTGATTTATAATCTTACCCATGTGAAAGTAAGATGAAGCTATCTGTCTTTTCTTAAGTATAGCTACATGCTTATTATTTAACTCTGCAATAACTTCATACAATGCCATATGATATTGTGCATCCCTTACTTTAGCAAAACCATAATGCTTTTCTTCTTTATCAAAAATAGGTAAAAAATTAAGCCACATATAATAGTCTCTAGTAAGATACCACACCTTGCCATTATCTTTATATAAGACTCCTGTTCTACATTTATTCTTTTGGTCTTCCCAATAAGCTGTAAAATCTTTAGATCTAAATGGTTTATTACAATAAAATCCTTGATCATTAAATATTCTAGCTTGTTTATTAAACTCTAAAGCTATTTTATTAAACTCATATTCACCAGGCTCTTTAAATATACCAGATAGATATTCTTTAAATAATACATCATCTTCAAATGTAGTTGTCTCCCAAACTCCATTGTTATATGTAGGTATAACTCTACTCATCTATAAGGATTGCAAATACATCACCTTCTTGTATAAGCAAATGATCTGACCCATCATGTTCCATAGTAGTAGGTAGACAGTGTTCAGTATATTGAACCATGTCACCTATTTGTATTTCATCAACACCATTTCCTTTTCCAATAACAGTACCCTTAAACTCTTTCTTTCTAGCCATATCAGGTATAAATATTCCACCTTTACTATACTCGTTTTGTTTTTTTGGTTTCAACAATAACTTCTTTCCTACTGGTATTACTTTCTGTCCCATGTTTAGTTTTTTTTACTGGTTTATAATTAAATTCTGGCTCATCCCAATAACAGAAATGCCAATTTGTTTTTTGTTTATTCATTATATTTGATCATATGCTAATCCAGCACCTCCACGTACTGAACTTTCCTGTTCCTGTCTCATATCAGTAAATGCACCTTTATATGACTGCCTTATATTTTCAAATTTAGCAGCAGCATTGACCATAGCATTTATATTACCATCCCTGCCATGTTCAATTGCAGTTACTTCCATATACTTTGCTAATCTATCTAGCATAGACTTTATACCTACATATGCTCTGTAAGTTGGAGTTTCATAAAGTTTTTTGCATTTCTCTAAAGCATTTATAATTATCCCGTCTTCAGGTGATTCTTCTAATTCAATCTCTTCTATAATTATGTCCTCTTTCTCATGTTCTGGTAAGTTAAAGAAAGGATTTAAATCAGGGTTAGGACATGACATATAAAATAAATACTGATACACAGCCATATGTGTATCTGGATACTCTATCATAATGCCTTTTAAAAATGGCAAAGCATAACAATGCTCCGTCAATACAACTTTACTATTTTGAATATCAAATAATCTTATTACCATAATTTTATATTTTATAATGCGTCTATAGCAGCTTTTATTGTAGTATAACTATCATTAACGTAAATTGGTACAGTAGACCCCGTTATATATATTTGACGTACATCTATTAAACTACCATTTTGCTGATAAACCGGGCCAACAGCACTCAACATGAGAGGATTTATTGCAATAAAAGATTCTGATCCTTGTACAGTATATAATGTAGGAGGATTTGTTAATGGTGCTGTTTGTGCTAAATAAACTTGTGTTAATTGTATTGATGCCATTATTTTTTATTTTTTAACCACATTATAATTGAATTTACTTCATCTTTTAAATATGGAAGTTCATATATTTTTACTTCTTCTAATACAGGCTCTCCATTAACATGTTCATTAATAGGATATCCATTTGAGTCTTCTCCTACTTTTTTAAACTTTACATGCTGTATTGTAAGCTTTCCTATTTTAAGTTTAGGGTTATGCTTTTTAATAATATAAGCATAAATACTGAGTTGTAAGTTATAATGATTAAGATTACAGTCATCTAAATGATTAACTGGTATATACATTTTATTTGTAATCCCTTCCCAGTTAGTAAAGCCTTTTTCCTTTATTTCTTTATTTGTTTTGTAATCATTAATGTTTATTTGTCCATTAACAATTTCAACAACATCTGCCTGACCACATAGACCAGCTGATTTTAAATAAACTAAATGCTCAGGATATACACCATCTTCAAGTTTTTGTTTTGGTGCCAGTTTAATTCCATTATCATCAACAATAGGTTTTATAATAGGTACTTCTATACCATTTCTACCAATTGTTTTAAGATCTAGCATATCTGCTTCTCGTTGGTTATGATAAAAATTACCTAATTTTATTGCTCTATCTGTTTCACCATCCCATGCCGCAATAATTTCTTTAGGTGTCATACCATACCACTTAGACCTTTTATTTTTAGATGATCTTTTAGCTTGAGCATCTCTATCAAATTTAGGTTTAAACTTGGCAATAAAGGATGTTACACTTAACCATTTTATTTTTTCATCATTAGTACTTTCATACACATGACCTTCTTCTATAAATCTTAATGCCATAATTATGCTATTGTAGTATACCAATAACCATCTACTGAACCTATTATAACAGGTGTAGACTCATTATTGTATATATAGTTAATTAATATTTTCATTATTTTCTATTTGTTTGTTTATTAATTCTTCTTCATCTTCTGAGGCGTAAGCATCCCAGTAACCTTTAGGGCATTCTGAAGATAGTGATCTAACTTTAAAAGCTAAACTACAACCACAATCAGAACAACAAGGCTGTGTTCCAGGAGCTAAACAGTCATCACCTCTTGAATCAAATAAAGAACACTTAATGCATACTTGAAATCTATCAGTAGCTACAGCCTCAACATGTTCTTTTTTAAACACTTTATTCTTTATGCCTTCAGCAATTTTATCTGCATTTTTAAACGCATCTAGATATTTACTCCATTTATTTTTTATCATCTTTAAAGTCTTTTTTATCTTGGATGTCTTTTTCAATTTGAATCATTGCCGCTTCCATTTGATTAATATTATCTTTAATATCTTGACTTTGTGCAAACCCATTATAAGTTTGCTTTTGTATGTTACCTAACAAGCTTTTATTTTTTAATATAGCTTTATTTAGTTTATTCTTTCTAATAAAAAATGTGCCTAGCCCTTCTATATTAATTCTAGGATATGCTAAAGAAGATACACTCTTCCTAACTTTTGAATAGTAAAATGATATAAAATCATCAACTACAGAAGGATGTACACCAACCTCATTGGCAATACCACTTTTAAAGTCTTTATGCTTCTTTGGGTTCACGGCCTAATATTTTATAATCTAGTAAAACTAAACCTGATGACTGTATATTTGCATTTGGGTTTAATGAAATAGTTTTTTTATTATTGCCATTCTTAATAACTAAACCTTTCTTTTCTGCTTTGGTTATTGCATTTCTGGCTGATTGAGCGCTTTTAAAAATACCCTTACTAACTGCCTCAATGCAAAACTTAGTTAACTCTACACCTACATTTTTAGATAGTTCAGTTAAGAATTTTAAATCTGAATTGCTAATTGATATATTATTAAAAAAGCAATGTGTAACTATCTGATATTTAATTAAGGTATTAATATCAACCTGATGTTTTAAATCTACTTTATTTACTATAGCCATATTTATAAACTTAATATCATGTCAACAAGATCTGGGTTAGGATAACAATCTACTTTATCCTTTCTAACGTTGCCATGTGTTAATAATCCTTTTATATTTCCATAAAAAGCGCTTTGCTGAAAACCAAAAGCTTTTAATGGCCCATACTTTAAAATAAACTCTTTAAGCCCTAGTCTAATATCTATTTCATCTCTTTCCCCTACATATCTAATCCATTTTTCAGTCTCTTCAATTTGCTTATCAGAATACTTGTGCCAATGCAGCTTACCTTTAAACGGTTGCTTTAAAGTGCATATTTGAGACTCTATACATTTAGATCCAACATAAGTTCTAAAACTATTACCGTTTACATCTAAATATCCCATATTGCATATTTCTAAACCAACAGAGTGACGATTCATAAAACCTGAACCAGTTCTACCTAAATGCCATCCTTGACATCCATCTGGAAAAGCTTGAACCATAACACCATCAAACTCATTATTTCCATTTCTGTGATTTTGACCACCTAATACAAACTCTGTTGCTATACGACCACGTGAATCCCTAGCCCAATAGTCTATACAAGCATATGGATTAGCATTACCCGCTGTATGATGTAATACAACATAATCATTTTTAATTGGACCTTTGATATACTCGTCTTTTGGTAAATAGTGTCTATGTACTGTTTGATCATAGTTAGTACTAAAGTACTCCTCTGATATATCAGTATCTTGATCTATTGCTTCAGTATTATCATAGTTTGCATTAAACATCAATATCCAAACATCAGAAGTAACAATACCAGTTACTTCTATATTTTTAGATAGCTGAAATCTTTCTACAGCTCTTTCAGTAAGTGGTCCAAATACTCCATCGGCTTTAATACCCATTACAGTTTGAATAACCCTTACCTCAGAACCTGTACTTCCTAAACTAAGCTGTTTCATTTGACATTGCTTTAGCCATTGCTTCTTGAAATGCTTTTCCTTCTTGTGAATTAGGATCAGGAGCACCTTCACCTTTTTGAGAAGCATATTGTTGAGCCATAAACATTTGCGCTTGCATTCTTTCAGCTCTAGCCTTTTCAATAGCAGCTAGCAATGTTTCATAATCTGCTTGCACTTCTAAGTGTGGAATGTTGTCTTTATAAAAAGCTGTTATCTCTTCTCTTCTTTGAGAAAGCTCTTCCTTTGACATTTGAGGATCTTTGTCTTGAAGATCTGTGTTAATTTTAGAATCAGACATTATCTTTATTTTTATGTGATGAATAAAAACAAAAATAACAAAAATAGTTTAAATAAAAAAAGTTTACATGTTTATTTTAAAACTAAGTTACGTTCTATTATATTAATTAGATCTTTTGCTTCGGAATATTGCCATATTCTAATTGTAAAAGAAGAATCTTCTATATACCAGTTTCCAGTAGCTTCGGCTTCAGCATTATTTCCAGTAAGGAATGATAATCCATTAATGCTTTTTTCAAAATAATAAAAGTCTAGTTCTAACTCCTCTTCTGTAACCAATACCTTTTGAAATCCTAATTGTATTAAATTATCTTCTGTCATCTTACCATTTTACTTTATCTGCCCAATATGCAGCACTCATTTTACCTTTAGCAATATTCTTTCCGTGCCTTGCCTTAAAACTCTTACGTTTAGCTTTCATTCTAGCTGACTCACCTGATTTTGGTTTACCTGCTGTACTAGCCCCTTGTTCTCCAAAACGAATAGTTTTTATTTTATCTCCTTGTTTAGCTACAACTACATGAGACTTCTTGGGATGTCCTGGTGTACGTTTAGGTTTATTATATCCTGCTACTCCAGCTCTTGTTAGCCTTGAATCTTTTTTTGCTGCCATTATCTTTTCTTTCCTTTATGTAAACCATGTTTAGCATGCTGTTTACCTGCTTTAGTTGCTTTTCTTTTCTTTGCATTAGCTGCAGCTAGCTTTTTCTTTCCAGATTTAGTACTCTTAAGCTTAGATATAGTCTTAGAAGGTGCGTATACCTCTCCCGTTTCGGATGATTTCTTTCCGCTTGCTGTCCTCCATTTCTGTTTAGTCCATCTAGTAAGACTCTTTTGCTGCTTAGTTTTTGCCATTACTTCTTCTTCTTTGGCATTGCCTTTATAAGTTTATCTATCTTAGCAGCCTGTGCTTTATGCATAGCTGATGCCTTCTTTAATTGGCTTGATATTTCTTTTAATTTCTTTGCGTCCATCGCTTAATTATTTTTCTCAGTTTCTATAGCTTTTAATACTTGCTCTTTAGTTATAATCAACTTAAAGCTTAAATCAGCTTGCCAACGCTTAATAGGTTTACCGTCTTTGTATAATATAACCAACGGTACTGATTTTACTTTTTTCTTAAAACTAAGTGTTTGTTGCTCTAAATAAGCTACTTTATGAGTTATACTATGTATTTTATCAATCTTAGCTTTATTTGACCAATTCCACTCAGAATTTATTTCTAGTAAAACATACTCTTGAGAGTACATAGTGCAGCAAACAAACAACAGCATTAATAACGCTAATGTCTTTTTCATGATTTATTTTTTTATTATTTGATAAAGCTTTTCATCTATTTTGTCAAGCTTTTCACTATTCTGCTCTACTTTTTCTTGAGTATTCATTATTGTCTCCCTAACCAATTGATCTTTTAAATCATATTCAGTTCTACTAACTTCTGGTTCAGGCAGCTCTTTAGCTAACTGTATGTCTGCTTGTATAGCAAACCACATACCCACTGCGGTCACAACAAAACTTACTATAATTATTAATGTTTTTAAATCTAATGTAAGTTCAGTTTTCTCTGATATTTTATTGCTCATTACTTCTTTGTTTTATATCCGCCTCCGTTTGCTTTGTAACGTTTTGCGAGCATTTGCGCTTTACGTGCAGACCACTGACCAGGAGCCCCACCTTTGCCACCAGCCTTGATTGAATTAAATAATCTCTTACGCATTCCAGGTTTAGTGTAGTTACCTGAACTGTTTACAGTACTTTTTTTCTTTGTTGGCATAATTTTAAGCTTTAATGTTTGTTGGATATATCTTGTCCATTATTTCTTTTATTTTTGAACACTTCTCATATTCTTCTCTTTCTACGAAATAAGTTAACATGTTCTCTAAGCCTTCACGCTGCGGACCATCATTAGGATCATAAGCTATTACGACCTCTTTGTCTTTATTGAATTCACTAGGAATCAACTCCTCAAACGTCAACTCGCCAGTCAATAACAACCACGCATTATTATAAGCTATATCTAAAATAACAGCATCTAACTGTATCTTCTCTATTTCTGTCAAACCTGCTGACTCATCATAACCTTCATTCTCCCAATTGCTCATACCTTATTCTTTAAGTTATTAACCTACCTATAATGACAATATACTAAAATTTTAAATCCTATAAAAATATTTCACCAATAACATGCCCCCGCACCATGAATTATTTTCACTATGCCCCTCCTAAAAGTTATGTGTTTGGCGTGCTTAAGATGTATTATTGATTTGCTCCCCAATTAAATTTTGCAGTGAGGGTACCCCCTATAGTCGGGTATGCATCCTAATCTGCACATGCTAAATGCATTTTACCTGTACTAAAAAATAAAAAGTATAGGTACTGTGCATTGGCATGGCGGAGTACTATAGCACTACTCTGTCTACGTTGATTCATACTTACTATCAGTACATCATTGGCTTGTTTGTACTCATCAGTATTATGTATATAGTAGGCAGATAATGGCTATAGGCGGCATTTTTCAATGCCTCTGCTCCCAAACTATGTATTGCGCAGGTAATTGTGCTTATTCTTTTAATCATTCAGGGATTGTATTACCGCAGTCTTAACCAAAAAAATCCAAGGAATTATGAAAAATTCATTGAATCAAGTATCAGTCCGTAAAAGTGAAGACGGAACCTATGTTCATTCTACTAAGAATCCTGACATAGGGTATGTAATATATGAGTCATCAGAGCTTATATATAACAATGGATGGCTTGACAAGAAGACTTTGTCAGCTTTAATCTTGGCACCAAAAGACATACTTGATAGTATGGACCACAGTAAGCCATTGCCCGGCAAGATTGTAGTACGTGAGCAACTTGAGCCTATTAATGCTCAAGACCTGACATACAAATTAAAGTATGCAGGGACTACAGGTATTGTATGTATGCATGGCGATTCACCCATCTACAGAACTACAGAGTACACACCTGATATGAGTGTACAGTCTGTACTTATCAAGCACACTAATGGTGCTGAGATAAGACAAGCCAACAGCAATGTAGCTGTAGATAGCTTGGAAACGTTTAAGCAGGAAACTGTAGAGGCGTAACTGTAGTGCACTTCCTCTGAGCTTCGGCTCAGGGGATTAAAGCTTGACCTGAACATGTCGCAAACTGTTCTATTTTTTCACTTATGTAGACGTGCTTTTCAGCACATCTGCTCCCAAACTATATTTTGCACTCATCGGTCAATGTCAATGCATTATGTTGCATAGTGTTACAAGAAACAAACTTTTATTAACTGCAATTGTTACAAACAGTTATAAATTTGTTTGTTATAGCGCATATCAACCTAATTATGCAATAAAACACTGGTAATTCTATTTTATTTGTACGTCTCACTCTTAATGTGAGGCATCATACACCTAAAAA